CGTATTATTATCATCGCTAAGTTTCTTACATGAACTCTTATACAATTTCCAATTTCTTACAATTAAAAGTTATCAACAATTTATCAACAAAGTTATCAACATGTCTACCATATCTTATATATGTCTTTATTTATTTATTTATTTATTTATTTTATTATTTATTTATATTATTTATTATTATTATATTATATTATATTATACCTCTAACCTCAAAAAGTTACTTAAGGATTTTTTCGATTTTCGATATATTATATGTATATCCTAAGTATATTTATTATATATCCATATGATGATATATTTATTATATACTCAAAATGCAAATTTCGCTTAGAGCAATTTTCAGATTACAGCAAAACGATATATTTATTATATACTCAAAATTCAATTTTAAAATTTCTCAAAAACAGATTCCGGACGATTTACTCGTTTCCCAATATTTGTCACCTCAAAAGTTATCAACAATCAATCCAAGTTATCAACAATTTATCCAAGTTATCAACAATCCCATTTACAATATTTGTCAACGCGCGCCTATTCAGTACCGACGATAACTAGAGAGGTTCCCTATTAGGGGCAGTATCTGGTTAGCTAGGTACTGGGTGTGCGATGAGTTAGGGATTGTTATACTAGGGTATCTCGCACTCAATAATTCACGGGACTATCCACCGACATCCCCGACCACCGCCCCTAATTTCCCAATCGAACATATGTTGGACTGGCGTCTAACATATGTTCGATTTATGCTCCGCATCAGGTTAGGTTGATACAACTAATGAGTAACTGATTAGACAGCCAAGCCCCCACCGTCCTTGTCACTTGTCTTTTGAAAAAGATAGGTTAAAAACAATGCATAAAATAAAAAGGAGGTACTTAAAATGAAAGTACAATTGGCGACAGGAATCTATAGTGAAAAGAAAGATACTAAGGATGTGGTTATCAGCAACATCCGCAGAGAAGTTAGTCAAAAAGGCGTACGCATGTACGTCATGGACTGTGATATAGTCCTTGCGAAAAGCAAGGACGAAACGGTCATTGACCGTAGAGTACTTTACAAAACTGGGGAAACCCAGATGAGTGAAGTACGAGATGCTCTTATCAGCTACGTGGCTGATAAGTTAGCAAAAGCAGGGACTGCAGTCACATATGTGACCGAGCAGACACTACTTGATACGATAGGAAATGATAGAGTTACCATGAAAGCTGACGTATATCGCAGTGAACGTGGTAATTTGATTGTGAGCCTCCTCTACTAGAGGGGGCTTAAACCCATTTACCCCCTCTAGTAGAGGAGGCTCACAATCAAATTACCACTCTTAGTCATGTTCATGGGCAATCATTTCCTATCGTATCAAGTAGTGTCTGCTCGGTCACGTTCCTTACGTCCCTGCTTTTGCTAACTTATCAGCCACTCCGCAGAGCATCCCGTACTTCACTCATCTGGGTTTCTGTTTCCCAGTTTTGTAAAGTACTCTACGGTCAATGACCGTTTCGTCCTAGCAAGGACTATATCGCAGTCCATGACGTACATGCGTACTTTGACTAACTTCTCTGCGGATGTTGCTGATAACCACGTATCTTTCTTTTCACTATAGATTCCTTACGTGTCGCCAATTGTACTTTCATTTTAAGTACCTCCTTTTTTATTTTATAAGCGCATTATAACCTATCTTTTTCAAAAGACAAGTGCTGCCCTACGGCGTATCGGACGGTGGGGGCTTGGCTGTCTAATCAGTTACTCATTATCTTGAAGTTGATACTGTATTAGTAATAAAAAGCAAGTTGCTTGGCTACTAATTTTATAACACTGGCATCTATATTTATAATTTATTGCACAGTGTTATAAAGCAAGTTGCCAAGTAGCTTGCTTTTTATTCTACAGCTGTTGCTTAGGCTACTACACAACCACCCATCCCCCGACCACCACCCCCAATCCTCACGCCCAACGTTGGTACTTACACTCCAAGGCTCCCTGCCGCTTATACAGGATATATACGCCATGATAATAAATATATGCGATACAGAAATTGAAAATGAAATTGTATGATATTGGGAATAAAGAGTATAAAATAAAATAATTTTATTTATTATACCAACCACTTGTGGTATGCACGGCATTATACCCAACTTGTCCATGTATACAAGCCTACCCTCCTGCGTCGGCACTATGTGGGCTTGCATACATGGACAAGTTGGGTAATTACATGCCGTACCACAAGTAGTTGGTACAAAAAATAAAATAAAAAAAGAAAAAAGGAGTGACGAAAATGTTTAAAGTCATTGAAAACGATTACGAAGAAGTAATCGTAGGAAAAGGAAAAGAGATGGTGTGGCTGTACAATAAGCTGCTACAAAAAGAAAATGTAGGGGCTGTTGTAACAGACGCAGACTACAGTAACATCAATAAAAATCGTATGTATGGTATTTATTTAAAATGGATACATGACTACGATTATGAAATGATATTATTAAATAGAGATAATATCTTGGATACTATAAACTATATAGTAAATAAGGAGGTAAAAGAAGATGAGTTATTTAACTAAACAGATTAAGGTGTATAGGGAATTAGAGGATGGGCAGTACAAATTTAAGTTCAATGATTGGAAGATTATCGGACTTAAAAAAGAAGTCGAGGAATTAAAATCAGACCTTGTTGCATTAGGTTACGATGAGGATAAAATACAAATCGTAACTGAGTTAAAAGGAAAAGCATCTTGGTTTATACAATTGCAAGGAGTGGTACAGTTGACAGATGAGGAAACTGTAAAAAGAAATATCAATCTATATCCTGACGAAAGTAAGGATGTAGACCAGTTGACATTTCAATTAAGCGCTATGCTGAAACAACTAGGTGCTGATGAAGATGCTGATATTATTAGTGTCTTAGAGAGCTGCTTGAAAAAAGAGTTCGACATCTGGGTATACACAAATAACGTGTACGCAGATGGGACGTTGAAAGCATACAAAAACACCAGTTTCAGTAAACCAAAAACTTGGAATGCTGACGCTGACTTTGAATAAAAAGGAGGATATAAAAATGAAATTTGTTATTGGAATTAACAGTCAGGGTAAGGAGAAACGAATTGAAGTAGAGAGTTTTGAAAGGTATGCTGAATCCAAAGCAGCTATCCAGTTTCTATGGGTAGTTGATTGGATTAGCTACAAGTTAATCAAAGAGGTAAAGCGTTGTCTGTACATCAATCAGAAACGTGAAGCTCTTGGATTAGACAGTGTTGCATTGTGTGTACATTATCAAGACCAGTTGTTTAATATAAATGACTGGGATGATATTGCACAGTTAGATAACATTATCCTTTATGAACGTCTTAGAAAAGATGCTTTGAATCTTAGACTAGATACTAAAGCATTCATAAAAGAAAATGGATTGTCTGCTGAGGACATTGCATACACAGATACACCTGAATTTTATCGTAAGTTAAAGGCTTATGATATTTCAATAAGTCAGACACAGGTGGAACTTTTAAAAGCGAATGTCACATTCATTCGTAATTGGGACTATCGAATGGCACGTGACGCAGGCTTTGAAAATGAAAATGATTTAGGACTTTGCTTTAATAAGGAAAGAACTAAAACAAAATACGTTACAACTCTGCTTGATAAATGCAAGGCGTTGGTGACTTTGAGATACTATGAACAGTATCTTGAAGCACCGCTGAAAGTTATCACAGATGGACACGTATACAGTGTACAGTCTACATTGGATGAGATACCTGAAGGATGGAGAAACACACCGTTGTCTGCAGGTGACTATAAAGACGATGTAGTCTTACCTAAATCAGCAGCACCGGGACGTAGTTATAAGCGTGCAGGTGACCCTGAGTTCAACTGGTACGATGGGTACACAGTTGAATAAAGTAACAGTTATAAATTAAATACTAATATAATAAGAAGCAACACATACAGAATGTGTTGCTTCTTTTTATGTCAAGTGTTTGACATATATAAATATTATACTTAGATTAAAAAGGAGATGATAAGCATGTTACAAAGGTATGTGTTTGTGTACTTAACAAAGAGTGCACAGAAAAGATTAGGTATTACAGAGGCTTTGTTCGTTGTTCGATGCAGCATGAACTTTGTGTGGTTGCGTGAAGAATCTGGACGGGTATTCAAAGTAGACCGTTCAGATGTTGATGAACGTAGTTGCATCAGTTGGCGAGGCGTTCAAAACCATATGCGCTATGATAAGTTAGTGTGCTTACGTCATAATTGTATCGCCATTACATTAAGAAAATATGTAGCAGGTGATGAAAAAAATTATGACATACAGGACTATTATAACTATTGTTTAAGCGTTTTGAAAAAGCACAACTTAGATATGTATGGAGTTTATACACCTCCAGAACGTACACCTGAAGCACAGCGCATTGCAAGTTTAGAGGAGTGCATTGTGTCTCTTCAACGATTAGTAAAAGAACTGCACGAGGAATTGAAACAGAAGAGGGAGGCAGAAGCACATGACAATCAAGATGGCAGAGTTGATGATGCAGAAAATAGAACTTGAAGATAAGGTTGCCGAACTTGAAGATAAGTTGGACAGCACAAAAGCTACATTAGAATCAGTTGCAATGTGTTTAGCTGCTGCCATTGTAGCGTTCTTCACTATGTTCATTTGTTGGTATGTTACGCTTTAATGCGTTCATAAATAAAAATAATTTAAGGAGGTACTTATTATGAGAATTAAGTACGAAAACAACACGGTAACAATCGATACGGGAATTGCAGCAAGTCTTTTGGACGGTGCAAAGGGTGGCATTCTCAAATGCAAAGATGACAAAGGCAACGATATTTATGCTGTAGCAAAAACAGAAAGAGCTGACGCACTTTCAGAGTTGAAAGAATTTTTCTTCCCTGTAAATGCTGTATCAACAGAGGGTAACGCTATGTTAGTAGCAGTTGTACCGATGGATGTTACAGTTGAAGATATTAAGAAAGATTACGGAACAGCTTTGGTCGCAGCTTCTAAATCATTGCCTGTCATTGCAGCAGAGTATGCCCACTTTAATGAAGCAGTTGATGCTTTGTTTGCTGAGTAACTAACACATATGCAGTACCCAGAATAATTACTGGGTACTGCACACTATTTATTTATTAAGGAGGATTTTATTATGAATGAAGTAATTAGCATTAGCGTAGGTAGTTCTACAGAAAGAAGAACAGTTCAGGTAAACACAAACATGACACCTGCAGAGGTATTTGAACAGGAAGGTATTACGTATGATGGAGCAGTTGTATACTTCAACGGTGCCCCACTTACTTACGACCAGTTGGACAAACCGTTGCATGAGTTTGGACTGCGCAGTGAAGGCAGAACAAACTTGCTGACAGCTATTATCAAAGCTGATTCAGCTCATTAAGTATGTAATATCTGATTTAATCAGGTGTTCATAAACCATAAATCCAATAACAATAGCAGAAGGAATGAGAGTTCCTTCTGTACTGCACACTTTGTCATTTGACATTGTAGTTATTTCACTCCTTTTTTATTATAGTGTTGTTAATTAGTGTGCAGTACAGAGGGAACTCTATTATTTAATAAGGAGGAATAAACATGACAGAATTATCAGAACAATTAAAAGGTTATTTTTTAGGACAGATGAGTTCTTATTATAAAACTTATCGCAACCGTGCACGATTATCAGAATTCGATTATATGGTGCCTGTCTTACAGCCTGATATTATTGTAACAGATACTAATGACACAGCATTGTATCGTGCAATGTGTATGACTTATGACAGTTATCCGAACGGATGGTCACAGTATATTCGTGATGTCTTTACCCATGCAACTGAAGCAACACCTAGCTATCTTTTAATAAACATATACGGACAGCAAGACCATCAGGCAGTGATTGAAAATATTTTACAACGGCTTGCAATCACAGGTGAACTTGAAGAAGATGAGCCTTTTATAGATTCAAAGTTAGAAGGACTTTTAATCTTATCACCTACACATTTTGTAAAACTATACTACTATAAAAATGTGTTCGTATTATTTACAAACACTTTGCAGCGTGAATTACTTTATAAGTTAAACACGGCGATTTTTCATATCCGTACAGAAGTTACAAAAGATTTTATGGCATCTGACATTTCAGAAATTATGTCTGATTTCCAGAATATTTGTGACAACTATGTGGAACGCATGTGCACACAAACTATTTATTCAGAGTTTGGAGAAGTTTACACAAAGTTGTATGACTTAAAAACTTCAATGGCAGAAATATTAGCAGATAAAAAAGCTATGGAAACGATGCAAAGTTTAGTAACAAAGTTACACAACCCATTGTGTGCATTAGAAAAAGCAGATAAAGAACGGACAAAAAGCAGTACTGAAAATCGGATTGCTGATTTAGAAAGACAATTAGCTACTTTATATGCTAAATTGAAAAACTGCAATTTATATCTTGCAGGTTTGCTTAAAGGTTCTGAAGCTCTTGATGAAAGTATTAAACAGTTTCAGGCACTATTAAAAGAAGATATGCAGTCAGGAGAATTAACCAATATGAAAGTAGCAGTACCTCATAAGGGTTGGACTGACGAATTGGATTCAACAGATGTTATTGACTCCTTTGGTTTTCAGATGGCAAGTGTTTTTAAATTCTGGAATACAGATGAGGCTAGAATGTATATTGACAATACTTCCAGTTGTTTATACAACCATTCAAAATTAGCACAGGAATTGTTTGAAAAAATCTTTATTGATAAAACAGTTAAAATGAAAGTGTTTATGCAGTTCTATTTGCAGAAACAATATGGTGAGATAACTAGTTGGAATCCTCCTCATAAGACTATGGATTTATTTCCATATTCTAATAAGAAGGGTTGTAAACATCCACACATTATGCGCTTTGATTGTTGGGGAGACAATGCAGCACCTATTCTTCAGGCTTTGGAAGAACAGGATTATGCTACAGTTTACTTAATGTGTAAACAGGTACTGTATTCAATTGCTATGGCAGATGGTGCTGTAGTTGATGCACTGTTAGATGCTATGGATAATTGTTCTGATGATACCAACGCTAAATGGTACATCTATAAAGATAAAGAATATTCAGGCAAAGAATTGGAATTTGTCTTAGCAAAAGAACGAGCAGAAGCAGAAAAGGAGGTTAAAGAAAATGAAGATTCTGAGAATGACGGAAGTAACTAAACAGAAAATGTTAGAAAATGTTAAGGCACAATTAGATAAAACTTTAATAGTTCCTGACAAATTAACTGTAGATTTAACAAACGATACTAAAGCAGAGAAACAGCCTAAGATTATCTTCAAAGAAAAAGCCGCTAATAAAATGTGGCAGTTGATTGATGCCTGCGAAAAAGAAATCGCATGGCATGGATGTGTTACAAAAGAAGGAGATACCTACACCATTGAAGATATTTTGGTATTCCCTCAGGAAGTAACAGGAAGTACAGCCACAGCAATTGAAGATGAATATGTTGCATGGATGCAGGACTTAGATGATGACACATTCAATCACATGCGATTTCATGGACATTCCCATGTCAACATGGGAGTTACTCCATCTGGTGTAGATACGCAGTATCAGGAAGACTTAGTAAATACTGTAAAAGATTTTTATATCTTTGGTATCTTTAATAAGAAACGAGTGTACAATCTGTACCTCTACAGTATTGAAGATAACATGTTGTATGAAACAAACGATTTAGATATAGAATTGTTTGACACAACATTAACATGGGCTGAAGACCAGATTGCAAAATATGTTAAGAAGACAAAACCAATTCAGGTTTCACAGTCCTGCACAAATCACAGAAGAAAAAAACATACAAACAGTAATAAAGATAATCATAAGCAGCGTACAGTGTATGATGATTATTTACAAGAACTGCATCCTGAACTGTATGGTTGTGGTTATGATTATGGTTACAATGATTATGAATATTAAAGGAGGAGCTAATTATGTTAGCACGTAAAAAAATCTTAGAGTATTTTGACGCAGACACAATTAAAGATACAATTCATATTATAGGCTGCGGAGCAATCGGTTCGCATGTAGCAGAACAGTTAGTACGAATCGGTTGCACTAATATTCATTTATATGATTTCGACACAGTTGAAGCGCATAACATTACAAACCAGATGTTTATTCAGGAAGACATCGGGGAACTGAAAGTAAACGCAGTTGCTAGATTGATGAAAGCAATCAATCCTGATTGTACAATTACTGTACATCCTGAAGGTTTGCAGTCTCCTTACAATTTGTACGGTCACGTATTTCTTTGCGTAGATAATATTGATTTACGTAGAGAAATCTGTGAAGCAAATCAGTTTAATCGTGCAGTTATTACGATGTCTGATTTCAGGATGCGTTTAACAGATGCACAGTTTTATTTCGCAGACTGGCATAACAGGACTGATGTAAAAAACTTCATTGCATCTATGCAGTTCTCACATGAAGAAGCTACAGAGAGTACACCTACTTCAGCGTGTGGCACAGAACTAAGTGTTATCTATACTGTAAAAACAATCGTATCTTGTGGTATACACAACTTCATCAGTTATATTCAGGAATTAGAAACACATCCTGTTATCTTGATTGATATGAAAAAATTAGAAATCTTAGCTATGTAAAGGAGGTGGCAGCCATGCAGTTGTATGTTAATTATTACAGAAAAATGCGTACAGGTTTATATGTTGATGTAGAAAAAGAAAGACGGCGTGCGTTAAATAGAATTAACACAACCGTCATTGACACAACAGAAAATACTACTCATTATAGAAACGAGTCATATGTTGCTAAAACCACACATAGAAATGCAGAAAAGTATTCTATCTTAAAACATAAATATGAATTACTTTATGCAGAAATTTTAAAAGAACATGAAGGTGTCATTGAACATAGCTACCACACCTTTAAAATTCCAAAAGCCTCAGGTGGGTGGCGTTTAATTACAGCTCCCAATGAAGACTTGAAAACAATACAAACTGCAATCGCTGAACACATCATTAAAGATTGTAAGTATTTGCCACATGATAGTGTGCATAGTTACACAAAACGAAGAAACTGTTTAACAGCTTTACAAGTACACCAAAGAAATAAAAGTAAATACTTTTTGAAATTAGACATCCAAGATTTCTTTCCAAGTTGTACAAAAGATGTAGTACAAAAAGCATTAGGGCAACTGTTAAATACAACACACATGGCACCAGTATTACCAGATGCTTGCTTTTATAACGGAGCCTTACCACAAGGAAGTCCTACTTCACCTGTATTAAGTAACATTGTCCTACAAGATTTTGATTACAAATTTAATATCTGGTGTAGGCATAATGGATTAACTTACACAAGATATGCAGATGATTTGTTAATCAGCGGAAGAGAAAAGTTTAATTTCCAAACAGTAGTAGAAACCGCACAAAACTTGTTACCAGAAACCCTACACTTAAAGATGAGTAAAACACGGTTCGGTTCATGTTGCGGTAGAAACTGGAACTTAGGTTTAATGTATAATAAGGATGGGAATATTACAGTCGGTCATAAACAGAAACATCAGATTCAATGTGCTTACCATAATTTGTATAAAGAAGAATTAGATAAGCAAGAATTTGACAAACAACTAGTATCATTGATAGGACTCTTTCAGTATTATAAATTTATTGAACCAGAGTACTTCACAGCATTAGAAAGAAAACTTAATGCAAAAGGTTATGTAACAAAATAAAACAATAGCAATAATATTCACTTAACAAAAAAGAAAGTGAATTGCTTTCTATTATGTAGGAAGAACAAACAAGTAGGAGTAGGTTTCTAAGCTGCCTCCCGATGAACCCTGTCTGGACTACAGCTTAGATGCTACAGCATCTAAGCTGTAGACCAGACAAGGAGACATCCGGAGGCAGCTTCGCGGATATAAAAGTATTGTTTTATACAACAACACAATTTGAAGAAATCACACAAAAGTTAGTATGCAAATATTTAACAAGTCTGTGTACATTCTATTAAGTAGGATGTTTGAAAATGTAGATAAGACGCAAGAAGCTCATCCTGCAGTCTTCAGGGTGACCCTGAAGACGGCAGGTAGCGCTCTTTGATAATATAAAAGAGATTGTGTTGACAATAAAAATTTACACCTTTATAATAAATACGTGGAGGTGCTAACATGAAAATAAAAAAAGAACAACTTACAGAAACAGAGCGTAAGTTATTAGATGAATATAATTTTTATGTGTTCATCAGCAAATTGTACAATGCCAGTAATCCTATACTAGCCCAACAGTTATTAGAAGGATTGTATAGCATCTCAGGTTGTAATAAGTTATTACTGAACTCAGCCGTCACAGAGATACTTACAGGAGCGCAAGTGTATAAACCTAGGCGTGTTGTTTATATTGCTTTACTAAGTAAAGTGATGACTGTAAAAGAGATATGCAGTTACATGCATATCTCTATGACTACATACTATAAAGCCTTACGCACTGCTAAAGAAGTTTACGGACTTCCTACGCCACAGTTTGATGAAGTAACTTATGCAGAAGTGCGTAGATTTTTAGACTATGTATCAGATTTATTACCGACTAAAAGGAGGTATTAGTTATGAACTTCACTTGGAGTAGACCTGACCTTGCAGGTTGTCAGGATGAATTTATGAAACTACCTGCAGAAGAACGTATCTTTATGTCACACTATGAATTAGCGGAAACAACAAGATACGGAACTGCACAGTTGTGGAAAGAATTTTTAATGGATAAACGTGTGGCTGATTGGATGCAATCAGAAACACAGTTATTTAAAGAAGCACAAATGCGTAAGTTAATTAAAAATGTAACTAATAATGATAAATCTGTAGGTGCCGCTCAGATGTTAAATGCTTTAAATAAAGTCACAACACCTGAAGATAAAAAAGAAGGCGAGCTAATTGTGTACAGTTACGTACCTTTAAATGCCAGAGAAGAACAAGCACCTAATGTGCGTATTAACACTTCAGATTTATTTGCATAGAAAGGAGACATTATGGAACAGGATATTCAGCTTGTAAACTACAAGTACAAAGACCCAATGGACTTACTACAAGACATTGAACGTATCGGACGAGTGTGCTATAAATCAGAACATCGTATCACGAGTTCTTCAGCTGCTCCGTTTGTACGTAACATTATTACAAGAGGACACGAAAGTGTTCTGGAACATATCTCAATTACAGTACGCTTTGTGACAGACCGTGCAATTGCTAACGAATTAGTACGCCATCGCATTGCAGCGTACTCACAGGAATCTACACGGTACTGTAACTACAAGGATAAGATAGAATTTATCTATCCTAAGAATGTATCAGACGGGCAGTTACAGTTAATCATGCAAGCCTGTGCGTATGCAGAGGCTACGTATCAAGCGCTACTAGCAAACGGGGCTACTCCTGAAATAGCACGGGATGTCTTGCCATTGTGCACAAAGACAGAATTGATAGCAACTTATAACTTGAGAGAGTGGCGACACATCTTGCGATTGCGTACAGATAAGGCAGCTCATCCTAAGATGCGAGAACTCATGCAGACTTTACTTCAATTCTTTCAAGGGCTTGTGCCTATTATCTTTGATGATATTTAAGGAAGGAGTTTAATCATGCCAGAACTACGTGACTATCAACTTGAAGATGTACAGTATCTTTTACGCAAAGATGCTATGGGATTGTTTAATGAACAACGTACAGGTAAAACTCCCACATCATTAACAGTAATGCGAGCAAGAGATATTGAACATCTACTTATCGTATGCCCTGCAACCTTATTGTACAACTGGGCACATGAATGTACCAAATGGTTAGACACTACAGATGTGTGTATTATAGAAAGCGCAAAGAAGTTTCGAGAAAATCCAGTACATGGTGCAGCGGTGTACTTAATTAACTATGAAAACTTACGTGAAACAAAACGTCAGGAATCTTTAGTTAAGGACTTATTGAAAGAAAACATAACTGGATTGATTGTTGATGAAGCACATCGCTGCAAGAATCGGAACAGCAGTAACTTTGCAGCAATTGACGCACTCAGTCGTAAGATACAATATCGTTTATATTTGACAGGAACACCTGCACATAACCATCCTTGGGATGTGTGGGCTATCTTACATTTTATTGACCCACATTATTACAGGTCTTATTGGAAATTCATTAACACTTACTTTACAACAAAGCAAGTATACACAGCAGCACGTAGTGTTACAATACCTGTAGCTTTTCGTACAGGTATGGAAAAAGTGCTGCAGAATGAATTAAATATGGTAGCATGTAATCGTAAGCGAAAAGATGTGATGACATGGTTGCCAAACAATAATGACCCTGTTATAATAGAACTACCCCTTACGAAGTATCAGGAGAAGTATATTACAGAATTGGAATCTGTTTTTGAGACAGAACACGTTGAGACCCAAGGTGTACTTGACCGTATCATACGTATTCGTCAAATCTGTACAGACCCCGGTATTCTAAATCTAAAAGGGAAAAGTCCTAAGACAGAATGGATAAAAAAATATTTGAAAGATTATCCTGAAAATCAAATTATTATTTTCAGTAACAGTCGTTTATACTTATGCCACTTGCAAGAAGTTTTACAAGAACAATATAAAGTAGAACGTATTACAGGTGACATTACTTTAAAAGCACGTATGCAGGCTGTAGATAATTTTCAAACAAATAAGACACAGGTTTTATGTATTCAGACACAAGCAGGTAAAGAAGGCTTAACACTGGATAATGCTGACGCTGCAATTTTTGCAGACACTTTTCCACCTGCTGCCGATTATCAACAAGCGCGTGACCGTATTGTTGCGACAGACCCCACGCATGTAAAGCCTAAAGAGATAATCCATTTAATGATGAAAGGAACCTATGACGCTGCGTTATATGATACCGTAGCACGTAACATTGAGTTCAATGACATCGTTAATGATTATAAAAATTATATCAAAAGGAGGGACACACATGGCAACAGCTAATATACCAAAGTGGCGTGATGCAACACGTCAGCAATCTAAAGCAAGTATTGTCATTGAAGGTTTATCTGGTTCAGGTAAATCAGGCTTAGCTTTAGCACTTGCCTATATCTTAGCAGATAAAGCATGGGATAAAGTGTACAGTATTGATACTGAAAACAAATCATTAGACTTGTTCCAAGGTATTCAGTTGCACATTGGAGAACCAGTCAATGCTTTTAAGAAACTGGATTTACTTCCTATGCACGGTTATGCTCCATCAAATTATGAAGCATGTAAACAATCTGCAAAAGAAGCAGGTGCACAGGTTGTGATACAGGATAGCATCTCGCACATGTGGACAGGACGAGGTGGTATTCTTGACTTGGTTAGCAAGGCTAAAGCAGAAGACCGTTACATGGACAACTACAGAGTATGGGGCTTACCTCATATCTACTCTGAAAAGAATGCAGTCTTTAATACGATTAGAGATTCAGATGTACATGTAATCAGTACTGTACGTGTAAAAGAAAAGCACGAATTTGTATCAGGTGCAGAGGGCAAAAAAGAATTGAAATCACTAGGTGAACAGGAGATTCAAATGCCTGATTTAAAATACGAGCCTGACCTTGTACTATCTATGCAGGAACCGGGCAGTATAAACGGCACACCACCTAAAGCTAAAGTAATTAAAACACGTTATGCAATCTTTCAAAAAGGTGAAGTATACGAATTTACTGAATCTTTGATGTTGCAGTTGAAACAGTATCTTGCTGAAGGTGCTGACCCAGAGATTTTAAAAGAACAGCAGCGTGTAGAGTACATCGACAGTATTACTAAATTGTTAGATGAGAACGCTTCATCACGCACCATCTTCCCTAGCTTAAAAGAACAGATAGGAAAGAAAGACGTAGCATTAAAAGACATGGAGTTGAATGATGTTAGAATTTTATACTCCATGCTCATATCTTAAAGGAGGCAATATTATGGCTATTAACTTTGACAAACTTCCACAGGAGAATCCATTCTCACTTCCAGAACCGGGATTGTACAAGGCTACAATCGAAGACGCTGAGATGCGTCACAATAAAAATGACGCAACAAAACCACCGTACTTAAACATGAAGTACAAACTTACAGATATGCAGGGTAAAAGCAAAGGTGTTATGTTCGACATCATTGCAGAATCTGATAGTTCTGTAGTAGGCTACAAGATTGCTCGTTTCTGCAGAGCATGTGGACTTCCACTGCAGGGCAGCATTGAACTTTCAGACCTTGCTAAGATTGTAAGGAACAAAGAAATCTTAGTAGATGTAAAGATTGATGACTCTGATAAGCGTTATGTAAAAGCAGTGGTCGACCTCTTTACACACGAGGCATACTACCGTATGGATGAATTGGAAGAACTGAAACCTGTATTCTTTGCAGAGCAGCAGGAAGTATCCGCTAATGATGATTTCATGCAGGTGCCTGAGGGTAATGATGAGGGTGTACCATTTAATGAACCAACACCTTCTAATGCTGCAGAATACTAATGGGATTCTTTGAGCACTATTTCAATATTGAGGATTCAGGGGACGAACACGCCGTGTGTTGTCCCTTTCCTCACCATACTAATACAGGCTTAGAGTATTACGAAACAAATCCCTCAGCACACGTAAATACAAAGGACAGATTATTTCATTGCAAAGTGTGTAATGAAGGACACAGCGAGGTATCGTTTATTAAGGCTGTACTACAATGTACATTTGCAAATGCTACTCGAATTTCAAAAGTGTTTAATAACTATGAAACTTATGAAGAGTGGCAACGCTGCCGTGAAATAAATGATAACTTAATAGGTATGTGTCAGCGGTTCAATATTACAGACACTGTGCGAGAAGAGTTATCTTTGTTATCTAACACAGAAAACTCTATCTGTTTTCCTGTATTTCTGTATGGTAAACTGGTAGACATCCGCACGTACATCCCTGATGGTAAACCTAAGATGCGTTCGCGTGCAGGTGCTCCTTCAGGTTTAATCATTCCATACGATGTATGGAAAGATAATAATAAGATTACGCTTATCTGTGCAGGTGAAAAAGATATGGCAGTAACACGTAGTCATGGCTTTAATGCTATCTGTTTAACAGGCGGTGAAATGTCTTTGCCTTTATCCCCAATGTGGTTTAAGGATAAAGATGTAGTAATCTTATACGACAATGATGAAGCAGGAAAATTAGGGGCTATTAAACTTGCTACCTATCTGTTACCTTATTGTCACACTGTGAAAAACTGTACAGCTTTTCACGAAACTTGTAAAGAAGATAAGGAAGACATGACAGATTTCTTTAACAAGTATAATAAAACAAGAGAAGATTTAATTGCTTATATGAATGCTACGCCTTATTTTACAGAAGAGGATAGCATTAAAAATAGCCCAATACCATTAGTGACTTTACAAGAAGCAACACAGCCTAACAATCTGAATAGGTTGGTGCGTAGCAATATTCAGGTAGCAGCTGTCTCAGAAGTGCAGTTTGCTTTACCGTGTGTTATCACTGGTGAAAAACTGAAAGCTACAGGTGATGCGAAAGAAACAATGGTAACAGGAGAAGTACGAGATTGGGAATTAAATGATAATCATTTAGCAGACATTCTGCATTTGATTGACAACAACTTTAAGTCAAAGGATATACGTGACAATGCAAAAGAATTGTTGCACATTCCTAAAACAGAAAAGTATGTCAGTATCAAGTATGCAGAAAAAGCCATTGTGTATAAGGCTTATGTTACAGAGATGATGGAGTCATCCAATATGGACACTACCCCAATGGAGTACACCTGCTACAGTATTGGACACCGTTTAGAGTCAGGTAAGAAATACATGGTAACATACAAACTTGTACCGCATCCCTATAAAGGGCAGCAGCTTATCATGTTGATTACCGATGTAGTAACTGCAAACGATAGCGTAAGTAATTTTATTATTACCGATAAGGTAAAAGATAACTTGGCTATCATACAAAACATTCCCGGAACTACAGATGAAAAGATTAACACACTGGTTCAGAAAGTAAAAGGACTGTTAGGTTATGACGGTAATGATACCCTCATTACTACAATGGACTTAGCCTATCATACAGTTTTAAACTTTAATTTTGGTACATTTAAAAATGTACGAGGTTATCTGGACACGCTGATTGTTGGTGAGAGCCGTGTAGGTAAATCATCTACAGCTGAGGCTTTACGTAAAACATATCAGCTAGGAGCTTTCACATCTTTAGCAGGTAACTCTGCAACTGTACCCGGATTGATAGGTGGTAGTAACAAAACAAATGGTGGAGCATTCCAAACAAAAGCAGGATTGATTCCTCAAAATCATAAAGGGTTAATTATATTTGAGGAGTTTGGTAAATGTAATACCAATATTGTACGAGAACTAACAGACATACGTAGTAGTAATGAAGTACGTATTACTCGTGTGTCAGGGACATTAGCGTTACCTGCACTGGTACGTATGATTTCTCTTAGTAATGTTAAGACCACATCAGGCGAGATAAAGAGTATTGCCTCTTATCCGAATGGAATTAGCATTGTCACAGAACTTGTCAGTACGGCAGAAGATATTGCTCGTTATGACGTCATGGCAATTCTTGGTGATAAAGGTGCAAAAGAGATTAACCCTTTATGGAAACCTGAGGAACCTTATTCTGATGAAGTATACCAAACTCGTATACGTTGGGTATGGAGCAGAACAGCAGAACAAGTAGTTATGTCTGATGAAGTGTGCAAATATATTATTGAAGCAGCTAATATACTTAATAAGAATTATGACTGCCATATTAAAATCTTTGGAACAGAAGCATGGAAAAAGGTTGCACGTTTAGCAATTGCAGTCGCAGCTTATACAGTTTCCACAGATGAAACATACAACAATATCATTGTAACAAAAGAACATGTTGAATGGGCTACACAATTCTTTATTAAGTTGTATGACAATCCTGTATTTCGTTTACGAGAATATGTAGAAAGTGAACGAAAGTATTCTGTAATAGACGAAGACGGAGTACAGTTACTTACAAACTTATATATCAAAGCACCTGCATTGTTGTTGATGTTGGAACAAGAAGCAAGACCTTCAAGGAATACATTGATGGCTGCAGCAGGACTTGAAACAAAAGACTACAACTTATTGATGAATCAGTTAATACGTGGTAGCTTTGTGAAGTTAGTAGGTAATGATGTGTTACCAACGGAGCGTTTCCGTTTAGGTATGGCACGTGTACCACGTGACGTTACAGTTCCAAGGTTAGGTGAGACAAATGTTTAAGTACAATTGGCATCATTATGAAATAACAACTTGGGAAGAAGCTGAGCTCATGCGTAGTAAATTTTTATCTACTACGCATGAGGCTTCTGGTTTCGATACAGAAACAACTGGTTTGCATATTATATATGACAGACCTTTTTTATATCAGTTTGGTTGGATAACAGAAGACCCTGTTTATGAAGGGTATACGTATGTAATCGACTTAGAACAGTATCATACTCTAGGTAAAAAAGTGATACAGTTATGGCATACACTAGCAGAGATGACACCTAAACATCTTGCACACAATACTAAGTTTGATTTGCACCAACTGATAAATATTGGTGTACCCTACAAAGGCAAAAACATTTCAGACCTAATGATTTATATTCGTTTAGGTACAGATGCTATAGCTACAAAACATGGAGGTGCACCATTAAAATTAAAAGATTATGCAAAGCGTTACGTAGATAGGTCTGCAAAAGATTTTGAAAAAGAATTGGATGAGGAAAAAGAAACAATTGCAAAAACCTTAAACGGACGCTTACGTAAACGGTTAGGTTGGACACAGAAAAAGATTGATACTTTCTTCAAGGATAAGATTCATTCTGTAGAAGACTTACCTGCAGATAAACAGCAAGCCTACAACGATTGGCTTATGTTAGACTTGCCATTGTATCTGCGTAGTATTGTAACTAATCGTGTTGATAAAGATATGATACGTTATGACACGTTAAACAGAGAACTGGTAAAGAAGTACGGGCATTACGATATAGTTTGGTTATTGGAAAGCTACGCACGTTTAAAGACTGCTGTACACTTACGAGGCAATGAACAAGGTGTAGCTTATGAAGAAGCCAACATCTATCCTATATTAAGCATGGAACGTGTAGGATTGTGCGTGGATGTGCCTTACTTGGAACAAGCGCAAAAAGCTATGAAAGAATATATTATTCAACGTAGAGAAGACCTACATGCTTTAGCAGGATGTGAACTAACCGTAGGGCAACATGCCAAAATAAAATCAGTTATCCAAGAAATGTATGGTGTAACCGTAGAGGCTACAGGTAATGATGAATTATCTAGGCTTTGTTCAGACCTGAAACGTAATAATGAAAATCCACAGCTCGTAGAATTTATTGAAACTGTACAAGAGCTAAGGACTTTGGAGAAATGGTATAGTACTTATATCATACGTTTCTTAACAACCTTGCATAGATTTCATACAGATAGAATCTATACACAGATAAATCTGAATGGAACTGTATCAGGACGAGTAACTTCAGATTTTCAACAATTCCCAAAAGATGCTATTGTTAGTGTTGATGGGAGAGAACTGTTCCATCCAAGACGTATGATTAAAGTTGATACAGCGAAAGGCTATCAAGGTATCGTATACTTAGACTATTCACAGATTGAGCTACGCCTACAGGCAATGTATACAATTCTTGTAGGGCATCCTGACTTGAACTTATGCAGAGCCTACATGCCTTATGAATGTGAAACTGTACAAGATAACAAGCGTGTGCCTTTTGATTGTCACAATTTACAGCACATTAAACACGCTTATGATTGGACGTGGTATCATAAGGAAGATGGCACAGAATGGAAAGCCTTAGATGTGCATGGTGCTACAACTAAGGTAGCCTTTGGAATTGACGAGAATCATCCTGACTTCCATAGATTACGTTATGTAGGTAAGCGCGTAAACTTTGCAAAGAACTATGGAGCACAGCGTGGTAAGATAGCAGAAATGTTTCCAGAGTTTGACGAAGAACAAATAGATAAAATAGACGGTGCTTATTATAAAGCCTTTCCGGGCGTTAAAGAGTACCATGACTATTGTTATCGTTTAGCACAACAACAGCCTTATGCGCAAAATTTATTTGGAGTAAAGTATTACAATGTATCAGGACACAACCTGATTAACATGTTGATACAAGGTACAGGTGCCTATTTCTTAAAATCAAAGATAGTTAAAGTGTACAACTATCTGAAAGAACATCATTGTAAAAGCACATTACAGATGCAGATACACGATGAACTTTCTTTTGAATGGCACAAGGATGATGACATTTCAATCTTCTACGATATTAAAGCAATCATGGAAGATTGGGAAGATACTTTAATTCCAATAGTAGCTGACATGGAAATCACACGTACAAACTGGGCTGAGAAAGTGGAGGTGTAATATGGATTGTCCAATATGTGAAGGTGCAACGCAAGTCGCAGATACCATATCTTATGCAGGAACCAGATTTCGTAGGCGTAAGTGTAAGGAATGTGGAAAAATGTTTTATACAGAAGAGATTGCAATAGAGGATACAGTGAGCCTTAGAGCAGCTTGGGCTACACAGAAAGCCGAAGCAAGGAGGCGAAAGAAACATGAAACGTAAATATGTTTTAGGCATTGACCCTAGTGGTGCTTTCAATGAAGGGAAGGGCACCACAGGCATGTGCCTGTTAAGCAAGGCTAAGTACTATCGGTTAGATAGAGCATGGGAAATCCGAGCTAAAGATTTCTTTAGTGCAGAACAGTACTGGTATGAACATTTAAGATATATTGAACGTATACACAAACAGCATCCTAATCTGGTAGTGAGCTTTGAAGAATATATTCTTTACGCACAAAAGGCAGCAGCGCAAATCAATAGTCATTTTGAAACATCACAACTTATCGGAGTGATACGTTTATATTGTTGGCAAAATAACATTCCTGTATTTAGCAGACCTGCAGCAAGGGCTAAGCCTAGATGGACAGATGAAATACTTGTACATAAAGGTATCTTATCTGAAGAAGATATAGTAAACGGTTACAGTCCGCATATAAAAGATTCTATTCGACACGCTATGCACTGTATAGCTTTTGAATTAAATAAGGAGGCAAACAATGAATATCGAACAACACATCGCAAATCAGGCAAAGCAACTAGAAGTAGTCGTAGATGATGCAGCCTTATTATCTGAAACAGACCAACATGCTTTTGCTATGTTGAGGCGTGCAGGATTAGGCGCAAGTGATTCTTCTATCATACTAGGTGTTAATTTATACACATCTTTGGATGAACTAATAGCGCAGAAGCGCAGCGTAGTTTTAACTGAAAAAGAATTAGAAATAGGTGAGTTAGAAAATGTACGTAAGGGACATGACTTAGAACCTGTTATCTTAAATCAATTTGCAAAACAGTTTGGAGTAGAAGTGCACAAGCCAAAACCAATGTATCGTTATAAGGACGTACCTTGTTTGACTGTAAACTTCGATGGTGTGTTTTTATTAAACGACCAACTCATTCCTGTAGAAGCTAAGTTTGTATCACGCTATGCCTCTAAGTATTGGACACGTCCTTTACGTGTACAAAGTTTACAAGATGGTATTATGCGTATGCGTACAATTGAAGTGCAGTATCATACCGATATTGCAGAGCATATTAAACTATGTGCCGCTGACTGTGGTATTCCACCTTACTATTACACACAGGTGCAGCAGCAATTGTTAGCATTAGATGCGCCTTTTGCTTATTTAAGTTCAGTATGGGATAAGGGTTGGGAATACAATACCTTTGTAATTCCTAAAGATATTATCACGCAACATGCGTTAATCACACGTGCTGAGCATGTATGGAAAAAGATTAAGAAAGGAGTAGGTTAATACCTACTCCAAAATCTTAATTGATTAAACCGATACTGTCTAGCACTATGACGATAACGATTTATTTTCAAACGAGTCAAAGCATAGTTAGGTTTGGCTCTTTTTAATTTTAATGAAGTTACTATGTTTTTACGTTGCAATCTATTCGGATAAGTCTGCGTACGTATATTCCGTAGGAATGTTACTTTGTAACTTTTAGCTACAGGCGTTGTAACTGTACCATTCTTATACTTCTTAGCCGAATACTTATTGATGTTGAACTTTTTATAGTACACTCTCGGTGACTGTGGGTTAGAGTATAACTGGCTATTAGGATAATGTGGTACATAGAACTGTCTTGGACGCCGTATATAAGGCGCACGTGGCGTGTAACGTCTATGGTACCCACTATTATAATGTCCTGCATGATTATATGTACGGTCATATAATCTGGCAAAATACTCTTTCGATTCTTTTGTTTCTTTGAAATAAGTTTCGCCCGTGTCAGGGTCTAACCACATGTTTTCCATATAACGGAAACCATTACGTTTATACCATGCTTCAGCAAATGTATCTCCATCCCCTTGTGGATTGATACGTTCTTCCTTTGTTACATAGTCAGCAGGGAATGGTGCTTTACCTTCCTGCCAAAGTTTCAACTGTTTATACGCTTGTTCATCTCGTTCATTTAAGTCTGCACGGTTTATCAAGTCACCCGTTACAGCAATGTACCAACCCTCTGCCATCTTCCCTATAATTTCTGCAGGTTTGTAGCCTTGCGCTTCAAAGTATTTGTAAGTCCTTTGATAATACGCATTACCTTTTTTAGAGGCTAACCAATAAGGAATCTTTTCTTCATTCTTATAAACTGTAAAGCCTCCTTGCTTATAGACGTTTACTAAGTCTTCTGAGATACCGTAACGGTAGCCGTTTCTGATAATGTAGTAATCCCAACTAGCTATGGTATTATAAAAGGTAGAAGCGTCTGCATCCCATTTCCATCCTTTTCGCATCATATCCCACGCAGTCTTTTCAGAATATCCTGCCTTTAATAAATGCCCATAGGTATCTACATATTTTGTAGGGTCTTTGTACAAAAAACTAGGGATATAACTAACGCCTGCAACATATTGATGTGTGCGTCTGTATTCCATACTTTGATTATACCAATCGTAACCAATAGGTTTATTAGTAGGTTTCACTGCACCAAACATATTACTGATGACAGGAGTGCTTGCTAAGGCTGCGGTCAATGGGTCTTTTAACCATCCTTGCTTGTCAGCATAAGATTGTGCCTCACTGAACAGTCCGGGGAACAGGTACTGCAAAATACTATCCCCTAATTCAGATTTACCTGTAGGTGAAGTCCAACGCTGCCACGTCACGCCCAACATAGGAATTAAATTAAGCAATGCCTGCAGTGCTTCGGGTTCATCCACTTGTGAATAAATCTTAGCACGCTTAGCGTCATCATCAAGCCATCCACCGTTATCGTAATACTCTTGCTGTAAGTCTTTAACAGCATCGAAGTATTCCCAAGGTGTCTTACCTTCTTCCCAACAACTCTGAATTACTGAGAATAAAGTTTTGGTTGAATCTACGGAAGTGTGTAACATATTTGACATACTTCCCATAGGGTCTATCATTAACTGCATAGCACTGAATAAACTGTAATTAGTTTTCAAATACAACCCATCGTTAAGCATAATATTACCATTAAGCATAGCATATTGCAAAGAACCATTTTCCATAATAGCTTCTGCGTCAGTATTCTCAAATGGTACAGGCAACGCCTGATACACTAGCTTTTGAAAGAAAGGGTCATCTCCCAGTAAATCAATATAATACAACAAGTTATCAATTGCAAAAGAACTGTACGGGAATACTTGGTCAAACAGTTTTCTTACTTTACTGTTTCGTGTTGTATTAAACTGTGACAAGTCTACTAAATGGTAAGCTGCATCAGACATGTTGGAACAATAAACCGTCTGATATAAGTAAACATGTGCACGCATGTATGTTTCTATTTTGTTATTGATATTCATAATACCACGTACAGTAGGTATCTTAGTAATCAATAACTCCTTAGACTGCTGAGGAATTGTGTATATTAAACGAGCAATTTCTTCAGGAGCATCAGGGTTTTCTTCTAAGAACTTACGTACAAAAACTTTATCTTCAAGGTCTAAGTTCTTTTTATAAAAACTATAAAACTCTTTTAAGTATTTATCTTTGTCTGCAATATCTAAATCCTTTGTACGCTTTTTAATTAGAGACATTATATCTTCTTGCAAATCTAACTGACGTGCAGTCGGAGAAGCACTAGAAGAATCAAAGAAGTCTGAAAGTCTTTTAAACAAAGACTCATTTAAGATTCCTTCTTTCTCTGAATGCGTTAAAAAGAACTCAGCAATATTTCGCTTAGATACCTTACCTGCATATTCTTTGTATATCATTCCATACGTACGGTCGAATTTATCTATAATCTGCCGTGTTGTATTAAACGTCTTATAAAAATCAAAGAACTGTCCACTCTGAAAAGCACCCTTGGTGGAAGAGTCTGACATATTACGTATAAACCAACCTACACTAGATAACTGACCAATCTTAATTGGTGCTAACCAGTGGCGGTTTAAGAATTTGTACACTCTACTGCTGAAGTTATTGTTATTCAAATGTTCTACAGCGGAAGTGTAGGACAGGTAATTCAATAAACACACATCATCATCTTTCATAAGTGAAGCCAGATGTCCTTTACCTCTAAGATTGATACGTACAACTTTACCGTTTTTAAGTTTACAAGGAATCAGATTGTGCCTATGAATTGCCTTTGTAGCTTCATCTAAAGGTGTCTTACCTACAAGTGTACGGATACTATTCTGTCTATTAAATAACAGCGTAGCATAGTTTTCTTTTGTTGCCATGAAACTATACGCACTGTTAAACCCTGAAGCAAAGTTACTGATAGGGTTACGAGATGTTTTACTAAACACTTCCCCTACACCATCTCCATAATCTCCGATAATTGTATGATTAAAGCTCCCAATAAAATCATTACGCTGTCTAAAGTGCGATATGTCTATCATATTCTTAGCACCTGCTTTTTCAAAGAAGTCTGTTACTTCCTGATAGTGGAACTCATCAAAAGCAGTGTGGTTTGAATAACGATAGGAGTTACCTGTTACAGCATCCATAGAATTGAGAAATTTAATAGTAGGTTGTTCACTTGCCTGTTTGTCAGGTCTAAGAGATGGCAACTCTAACTTATTAGCAGCTTCTATAAACTCATCAGATTCTGCTAAAGATGCGTCTAACCATATCAGTAGTTTGTTATTTTTTTCAATACAGTGCACACCTTCCATCTGTCCGTTTTCAATCATAGTTTTCAATTTCTTAGGGAAATCATTATGTAATAAGATTTCCGAATCCTTATAAATAATCTGTCGTCCCTTGCAATATTTATAAAGATACTGCTTGTATTTATCTGCTGTAAATTTCTTTAAGACATTGATTTTTTCTATAATCATATCTTCGCACAGTTTATCCTTAACCTTTTGTATTAAATTTACATTCATTGAAAATTCCTTCAAGGCGTCATACCTAACACGTGCACCGTACGTAGAGTTTACACCGTTTACTCTATCAAAGTATTTCTGTCTCAGTTTGTCTAGCTCTTTCTGCATTCCCTGATAAAAGTCTTTGAAGTTACGTAACGCCTGCACCTGTATCTGCATTTCCGAAGTGTGAAAGCCATGTACTTCAGCAACAAGTTCTTTATACAAGACTTGTTCTTCTAAAGTTTCACACTTAGCTATACCTTTGTCGATAGCATCCACAGTGTCAACTAATCTTCCTACATTAGAATCTAGTTTGTAGTAATAACTATCCGTCAAAACATCTAAGTAGGGATTGAAGTTGATTGCTTTACTAAATGCCTCTGAATAACCTATTTCTTCAATTATCTTTAAGTATGTTTTGAAGATACCTTTAGTGTCTTTAGGTATTGCATCAAAAGGCATGTTATACAGTACGTCTGTCAGAGTATCGTGCAGCATAATCAAATCTTCTGCATCTGATAATTGTGCATGATTCTGAGGAAGTCTTGCATTGATACGCCCTGCTACTTCACCTTTAGCAGTTAATGCAGTTGTCATAGCCCCATCGGTAAGTACTTGACGCTCAGCAGTAAGAACCTCTAAACGGTTTGTTAAAGTTTCCCACATACCTTCACGGTCAATATCTCTAGCAATTTCATTCAATAAAGGAATGTTTGTACATTTGCGGTAAGTTTTATCTGTATCACGCATAACTTTATAACTGTATATCCAATCACTAGGTGTACGTGCAATGCCTGTATCTAATTTTGAGAACACTGATTTGTCAAATCGTTTCACAACATTAAGTGTACCGTAAGGCAATTTTGTACTGGCATCCTGTATAATTTTCATTACGTTTGTTTTAGTAGCCACTTCTGTTAGTGCAAGGTTACTAAGCATACCTTCAAAAGAATGCGTAGTAGCTTCTAAATCATACAGTCGATTAGTAGCGGAACGTAAGGTATAGTAGTTACTGATGCCTCCCGGATTGCGTAAAGAATTAGTTGCTTCAGTTTCAAAAGTTTTACAAAACTTTTCAAGAGCTTCATACAACTCATCATCGAATACAGGAGCAATCTGTGTGTTAGCTAATCCCTGATACTTATTCATAGCGTCTTTGCGAATCAATTTGTCTGTGTCTATCTCCTTTACAGCCACTTCAAATGTGGCATTACGTAAACGATTCTGCAGTTCCTCTACCATATTTGCTACAACACGGTACGTTGCATCATCAATTATTACGGCACCTTCTTTATAATTCAAATGCTGTAATAAATCACGTGTCGTTAAACTGTACGCATCAGGAGCGTAAGTTGCTTCTTCTCTTAACCAAATTTTTGCACGGTTAGAAGAGAATAGTTTTGACAAGGCTTCTGATTGTCCTAAGTTTTCAGCAGCACTGTTTGCACCAATCAAACGCACGTTACGCTGTGCACCGTTGGCTTTGCCATACTGCTGTATTTCTTTTATAAAATCTGCTACATTAGCAGCAAATAATTCTATATTATCATAAACTTGTAAACCTTTATTCGTTTCAACGTCAGCACGTTTACTTGTACTTTTGTAATAATCATCCATATCCATGTCATACTGTTCTTTAACGAATGATTTACTTACATTATCCTGTGCATCTTTCAAACGAAAAGTGTGCGTACCTGCTAAGTCACTCTCGTTCACGTGGAAAGTAATTTCACTTACACCGTCTTGTGTACGTGCTAAACTAAACAGAACATTTACATCATCCCCATCTGTTAGTTCTGTGTAGATTTTATTTAAGGAATTGTGTTCATCCTGCACAGCATCTAACATTTTAGTTACATTGCTATACGTGTCAGGTGTATTGAACTGTTTCTCAAAATGTAAATTATGTGTATGTGCAGTGCTGTCTACGTAACGCCTTGTATGGGTCAACAATTCTTTTGTAAACTGCTCTGCATTACCAATTGTGTTTGTAGTTGCTTTAGCCATCACTGCATCTAAGACGCCTGCTTTTAAGTTTTCTGGTAAATCAGCATCCTGTAAAGTCTGAACGCAGTACTTAAAGTTTTCATAAGCGTTCGCAGTAGTTAGCATCTTAGCTTTGTATATTCCGTCTGCTTGCGTACTCTTAATACTTTCACGTAGTGTACCTTCCTGATTGATACGGTCAAAAAGGTCAGACACTACAGGGTCATTGATGTACGCCTGTGTCTTAGCCTGCTTAGACATCTTAACACCATACACTCTTTCATAAGGCATATCGTTTAATTTAACAGCATCTTCAGCAGAATCAAATAACTTAGTAGCTTCATTCTTAGGCATAGTTGCAGTTAAATGTTCTATATCCTTTTCAGCTTTACGTAAAGATTTATTGATACTGTCTGCTGTACCTTTCAAAGTTTTAGTATACTGTGCAAGGTAGTCTGCTTTGTCTTTACTGAAAACAGTGTTAAGGTCTAATAGTTTTGCATCTATAGAATCCAAAGATTCTTTTATGGCTTCTACTAGTTTTGTCTGATGTCTCATTAAATCATACTCCGTGTGCGTTTGCGTCCAGTCTTTATTACGCATAGCGTTTTGAGTATAGTTTAATTCTTCTTTAAACTTTTTATTGTTACTAAGAATAGGATTCTTAGATAAATCTTCTAAGTAATCTAAGTAGCCTTCAAAGCCCCCAACATCTGCAAAGACTTCATTATCTAACGCCCAACGTAAAGTGTCCATATCAGATAAAGTGTTAGGTACACCTGCCTGTTCATAAGCCTTTGCAATTTTGTCTGGGTCAATAGTAGCGTTGTCTATTGTGTGCGTAGATTGAAATTCTAATATTTTTTCTAACTGTTCCTTTACTTCTAAAAGCGGAGCACGGTTAGCATAGTCTTTTAATTCTCGCACCTTGGTGGCAATACTGGCATCTGTAAACGGTTCCTCTCCTAAAGAGTTTAAGAACTTTTCTAATGAATCTACATCTCCATTCGTATAAGCTGTTACTGCTTCATCTAATGTAGCTAAAGTGTCCATAGAACCTGTTTTACTAGCATTCAAAGTAGTACGCAAGTCTTCAATTACCTTACGCATATTCTCGTGCTTAATAACTTCCTGCATATTTTTACTGGTATTTTCTACATCATCTAATCCCCATTTTTGCATAACGGTATTAACTACATCGTCAATTGTACAACAAATTTCTTCTGTAGCCTGTTTCGTTTGAGGACTCGTTATAAAGTCTTTTATTTTATTACCTAGTTTATTAACTATGTACTTTGTACCTGTAGCCATTTGAGGAATGTGCATTTTACTTGCAACCCCACTTGCTGCAGAACTTACCACACCTTGTATGATGTCACTAAGAGATTGTCCTGATGGCATACGTATCCAATGGGATAATGCAACAGGCATGAAAGATGATGGCAACATAGCCACATTCATTGCTTCTTTCTGTACATTATCCAACAACTTCTGTCCTCCACGCAAATTATCTAAATGTGAAAGTTGTGCTTGTACAATCTCTTGTGTTAAATCTTTTTTGATACCTGTGTACATTCCGTCTAAGAGTGTTTGACGTAAGGCACCTTTCTGTGTAGCAACTGTGTTGGTAGCAGCTTTTGCTAAGTCCTCAGCAGTGGAAACACCTTCTTTTGTTAATACATCCTGTAACACTTTTTTATTTACAGCACTATCAATACTATCTGTTTTTAAGATTGCATTTGTTAATTTTGACGCAATGTTCTCAGGGTCAACAGTGGTAGCACTGTTACGTAACGTCTTTGCTAGACTTTTCTGTACAGATTTCATAGTACCCTGTACTGCTTCTTCCGCAACATCTACGCCTGCGTCAGTTAAAGTTTTTGTTATAGTCTTTGTAGTCTTTTCTGCAATAGTTTCTGCTGCGCCTTTCGCTGCACCTTTTACTGCACCAGATGCTCCAAAGGATAACCATGTTGTAGGGTCAGATACAATTTCTGCTATCATATCTGTAGCCATATTACCTGTGTCCCAATCATAACTAGGACGTCCTTTTTCTTCATCCCATTCATAAGGATTGCCTTTAGGAAAGATTGTATCATAATAGTTATCAAAGGCTTCAGCACCCGCATTAGGATTTTCAGGATTGTTTTTTGCAGCCTTTAAGGATTTTATTAGTGAAGTTTTAACAGGGTCTGCAGCAGAAGGGTCAGTTCCGTACACTTTGCTCTGTAATATAGGCTTTGTATCTGCTGTACCTGTGATAACGTCCATTGTTTCACCTAAGTTAGTTAAGGTATTACTAAATGCAGCAAGGAAGTCACCATCTGATACAGGGTCAATAACTCCTTCTTTAACCATGTTCCAAGTGTCTACGCCTGTATCTTTACCATGTTCTACAACACCTTTAGTTCCTTCATCTGTCCATTCTTTTACAGCAGGAATAAACCGTCCTAACGGTGTGGCACTGCCTAAAGCCATTTTCAAAAAATTACCTACAGTAGGTGCTACATCCTTTACAATTATATCACCTAAAGAGTTTACCTGTTTAGCGTTGTCCGTATCAAACACTTTACGCTTTGCCTCATCTTTGGATGCCTGCATACGTGCATACGTATCATTCATCTTTTTTCCGAAGTTAAAGAGTTTAGTATTATAATCAGAGGTAATTGTAGGAATGTTAGCTGTAAGCACACGTTCACCTTTCGTAGATAAAATAAAAGGTTTACCTGCCAAGTTAGCGTCTTGTGTAGTCTGCAACACATAAGGTACTTTATCTTTTGTTAAAGATACTGTAGTACCTTCTGGTTTATTTTTATCATATACATAAATATATGGTCTTGCATCTTTTGCAAATGGGGGTTCGTACGGTTTAGAATAATTTTCTGGTAGTGATGCTACTATTTCAGAATACGTACGCTTATCCGATATTATTTCTGCTTTATTAGTGCTTTTCTTTTTACTCATAAACGCAACTCCTTATATAATAATGGAAGTAAACCAATTGGTCTACTTCCATTATAACACATAACTATACTTTATTTCTACATCTTATTTTAAGGCTTTAGCGTTTTAGTACGTTACCCTTGTTGTCTACTAAGAACTTATTTTTAATAATACCTTTTTGTACTCCTTGTGTAACTTTCCAAGGGGTTTTTGTGTTTGCCCAATCACCATAAGTTTCTTTAACAACTTTTCCAGTTTTTTCATTATACAAGGTAGTTTTGGTACGCTCCATTGTGAAGCCTCCTGCACCTTCTTTTTTCTCAACGGTAGTAATTGCTCTAGTTTTAGCTGCACCTTTTTTACTAGCACCTTTTCCGTTCGCTTTACTTTTGCCATTTGAATTGTACTTTCCTTTATTGTAACTATATCCTCCACCTCCTGAACTGTAGCCTTTGCTACCTCTGGCTGCAATACGTGCTGCTTTAACTTGCGCCGCCGCACTCTTTGCTGCAGAATTTTTAGTAGCGTCACTTGTCAGTTTAGCAGAAGTTACATTACCTAAAGCTGTCATCCACGCAGCGTTTTGGTCTCCTGTACCCTGCAAGGCTGCAGCTTCTTTTGTAGCGTCAGCGGCTAAAGCAGAAGCATCTCTGGTAGACTTAGCTCCCATTAAAGCACTAATGGCTGTACTCCACATATTAGCGTTGTTCTGCTGTACCTGAGCGTTATACTCTGAATCAGCGGTGTACTGATTAACCATGTTTGACTGGTGAGTCATATCCAATGTTCCTAGTGCTTGCCCTGCTGAGTTTGCTTTATCTAATGCTGTAGCAGCATTCTGTGCTAAAGCTGTAGCTTTACTATCCTGAATCTGTTTACGTTGCTGTGACAACTGCGTAAGTGCGTCTGCACTATTCTGGGACACGCCTAACATATTAGACAGTTCGTTTGCTGCACGTGCACCTGCACTGGCACCTGACATAATTGCAGCACCTCTATCCTGTCTTGCTTGGTCGTACTGTGTAGCTGCTGTAGAAGCTAACTCATTGTAGAAGTTATCTTCGTTTACTTTTTGTTCATTAAACTCCTGAACATACGCTGTATTCGTAGCGTTGTTCAGAATATCTTCAATAGCATCACGGTCATAAGTAATACCGTACATGCCTGCTAATTTCTCACCACCAAGTAATGATGTATCTGTGAGTGCTCGTTCCTGCTGTTCTTTGATAGGGTTCTTAGTCATTTCTGCCAAAGCGTCTGAGTAATAATTACCTGTACGCTGAGTGGTAGTAGGCTTAGACTTTGTAGCTTTCAAAGCTGCAGGCTTTTTAATATTAACTGAACCTTTTTTAATCGTCACAGTTTTTGACGATTTAGATTTAGTTTTTGTTTTTGCTTTCTTAGCCATATGTCCTCCTATTCATGTGCAGCGTTGTTTAAATGATTCTCTAAAGCCTGTTTTGCTTTAGGAACACTATGGTTGCAACCTAATTGTTCCAAACCATCAAGACACGCAGAGATGCCTTGACATAGCACTCTCTGCTCTTCCTTGATATGTTTAATCTGTACATCCTGCGTATCTTGTCTCAGGAACCACTTATGTACTTTACTTAACAGAGTTAGTAAAGTTCCAAAGAGTGTTAGTACAGACCCTACTAAAATAATATTGTCTAGTACAAACATGTGTGTGCCTCCTGTTATTTTAAGTATTTGCTACGCATCCAACCCACAGTGTTTTTGTATTTGACTTTAGCCATACGTCCCCAAGGGAACAGTTTCGTATACATTATGTCTATACCACGTCCGTTAGGTACTTTTTTAATTAACACTTTGGTATGGGCTTTGTTCCAAATGTTCAAACCTTTTTTAGTTCCTACCACTCTCTTGCGCCATTCTCTTTTAAAGTTATCAGGAAGACCATACTTAGCCTTCAACTGCCTTGTAGTGCTACCCCACTTGCCAAGATAAAAATGCGGTGTATCAACAAAACTTTTCCAATCACCACCCCAAGCCAAACCAACTTTCTTTGATTTAGCAATCTTTGCTACTTTTCTTAAAAAGGCTGCATCGTATTCTTTGCCCTTAATATTTTGAAAAACATCAACGGCAATACCAAACTGATGCTGACTGTTGTAGTCTTTACCTCGTGCATTTGTAACACGCCTGCCCGGCTTTGTACGTCCTTTAGCATACAGTGCATCCTGTTCAGCAACTGTACGGAAACATTCTCCGATGCCTAATCTCAAACCTTTTTTAGCACATTCTTTTTTAAGAAGTCCAATTTTGTATTGCAACCAAGGGTGCAACTGTCTAACATCTCTACTCATTAGTCTTCCTCCTTTTTATAGTTCATAACTGCAGCCATACCTGCAGAAACACCTGAAGCCAATACTGCAACAATCCAAGTACGCCAGTTATCTAAACTGTACATACCTGTCATAAGCGCTGCAAGGATTGTACCAACTGCTGTCTGTACAAAAGTACGTGCTGCGCGAATCATACTATTCTTCATTATTCATTACCTCCATTTCTTTGATTGTAGGTGCGTCTCCCCACTTAGCTAATACAGCTGCTACATCCTGTGCAGACTGTTCATTAACTAAACTTTGGCGTCCTCGTATACTGTTCACGTAAGACGTGCGGAAGTTTTCACCTACCTGTGTTTGCTTTCCATTAAGTTCAATGAAGTTTTGTTTCAAGATACTAACACTATCTCTTGTTAAATCTGTTACGGTTGTTATTGTTTTTATTTCAGTCATAAGTTACCTCCTATGGTATGTATGTTCCGTATATAAATATAGCCTTAGTCATCTGCATTGTGCAGCCAACATATCCGTCCGAAGAAACGGCTAATGTTTTAGGGGGGTTTGCTGTATTTGTCATATAATGCAAATCACTAGCATTTGTGACACTTCCTGTGGCAAGTACTGTAAAAGGAAATCCTGTGATATAGCTAATACGAACATCGGGGACTACGTTTTCGTCAACAAAACATTTCGCCTGTAGGTATACTAAGCCTCCTGTCTTTTTATAAACGCCTGAAGCCGTAGCAATTTCAGTACCGTCATTGGAACACAGTTTCAAAGTACAGACACCTGACTCTGTATCAGCTTTAGTGTTTAATTGTGTTTGCAATCCTGATAACACTGCTTGCAATTGTGATGTTGTAGCAAGAGGTGCTACTAGTGCTTTAATGCGTTTCCAAAGATACTTAATGTTTGCTGCATTTAATGTCTTTTTCATAAAACACCTCCTAATCCGTAGCAGGGACTTTGTACAGTAAAGGACCCCCTAGTGCTACCCATTTATTTCCTGCCTCATCTACAAACTTTTGACAAGGTGTGTAGACTGTATTTAGAGACACATAACAATTTTTCAGGGTTATTGGGACATATGTATTATTCTTTTTGGTATGTATATAGGCAGGCAGCAAGGTTGTAGGAGTGTTTGTATCTACGTCTGCATTTACGTTTGCACATACATTAAAAATGTTTCCCCATGTTCCATTTGTTGCATCTGCCTTAATACCTTCTGTTTCAGAAGGTATTACTAACATGCTTATTGTGTTAGCAATATCAGAGCTAAGAGATACGTCTTGGATATATATTGTATCTGCATTGTATGCAATTATCATATGCGCATTTAAGTCATACATTAGCTTTACTTTTATACTACTGTACTCACCTATGTCTAAATGCGCATCGGAAACTGCTACTCCATCAGGAAACTTAAAGTTTAAGGTTTTGCCGCCAGTTCCTTCCCAAGTTTGCTTAACCGATGTAAGTCCTATGCTTTCTAACATCTCTACAGCACTGTTATAAGTTTGGTACGGTTTTATTACCATTGCCATATTTATTCCTCACTTTCTGTAAGAGTAACAGTGTGTGCTACTCCTTTAATATTAAATACACTCATTGATGTAAAAGTACGTGTCTCTGCATTTCTTAAGGTTTCTTCCTCTCCATCAGGAATAATCCCGTCATCCAATAAAGCGTCTAATTCTTCTTTAGTAAAAGATGTTAAACCATCTATGTCTGATACCAGTTGTCTCAGCTCTTCTAAAGCAGATGCAACTTGAGAAGTTATCAATTCTGTTAAATTATCTTTAGTACTTGCCGTAATATGCAGAATAGCGTTCTTTAAGTTAATATCTAAAACGCCCTTCTCAATTGTGCCTTCAAGTATCTCTTCCCCTCCGTCATCTGTAGGTACGTGTACATCTACAAAGTTAGGCAAGTAGTTGCGCATATACTCTTTAAGTGCAGCACTGTTCTGACTGTACTGATTACACGCATTGATTAGCATATCATTCATCTGATTGTACATCAAAGCTGTAAGTACACTGCCTGCTGTTTTCCTGTCAAAATTAGCTACATTCTTTTCTAAGATTTTATCTAGTATAGCCTGCGCTTCTTCTGATAGGACATGCTCTATAGCTACTCGCATAGGTTCTTCAGATTCTGTAGAATGCACTACACTACCATCATCTACACGTACACTTTCATTGTCTGTCATAATACCTCCTATCTCTGGCTCATACTACGATAAACCCAGTTAATGTAATAAAGTTCATAGTACCCTAATGGTTTGAAAAGTAATTGTGCTCTAGGAGCGTAACCTTTTCCTGATGTCTTGATACGCACTTTGTAATTGCTTACATGTTCAAACTTGGTTGTATCTAAGACAAACATGTTGTCAGAACCTGTGACATATTCCGCATTGTAGTGTACTATCTCATCAGCTCTCGCACCTAACGTAGTGTTACGTACTAAACCATGTGTATCCATAGACTGTGTAACGACAGCCTCTGCACCGTTGTTAGATGTTCGTGTAATGTTTACACTATAATTATACATCAATTTACGCTCGTTGTCATCTACAAATATTGCACAACCCATAGGAATATCAAACCCGTCAATATTGTTTAGATTAAACTGTACCTCACGAAAACGCTTTTTACGAGAAGCGTCATTCAAACGATAGCCTGTATCTAAGAATTGGTAATTCTTATATACGTGTTTAGCTTTGTCTGGAAGACTTAAACTCGGAACATTATCAGCGGTTTTTTGAACAACATCTATAACAGAATCGTTATTACGCTGAACACTCAATAAACATAAAAAGTCTGTGTATGGGGGCTGTCCATACTTTAATCGTTTTAGTGTGAGCATGGATTGCCGTTCAATACTGCTTCTATTTTCAAACGGTACTTGCTGATATTCGCTACCCTGATGAATATTTAAACTCCAAACACGAGTTGTGGTGCTGTAAATAAGGTTTACTATTAGTTTATCTTCTGTTAAAGCATAGGCATTATTAGGTGTGTGTACTAACAAATTATACACATAGGTATAACATACCTTAGCACCTTCTACATAAACGTATTTGTTAATACGATGTAACTGTACACTTTCAAATGCTTCTGTAGGATTGTACAATTCCTGCACTTGTTGCCAAAGCATATGTTCCTCTAAGCCGTACATACGCTGCACAATGTCTAATACATTGTTATCCAAATCCTTTAAAAGATAATTTATCTGATTACTGATAGGTGCCAGTTGTAATTCTCCTGACATACTTCCCCTCTTAGGCACTATCAAATAAATTTTTTCGTTACTAAAGAATGATACCATATTGTGTATTGTAACAATGTTATCTTTTTCTTTAGGGTCAATGTTTAATCCTGTTTGAATACACTGCTTTGTAAAAGTCAATCCATCGTTGTTCATTGTGCATAGGTACAGTTCAGTTTCTGTAACAACGAGTAACTGCTGCCCATACGGTAAACACTTTACAACTTTAGATGGGAACTCATCATACCCGTTCGGATAAGGGAAGTAGTTTGTTGTCCCTGCTTCTGAAACAAATATGTTTGTCTCTGCTCCTTCAACACCCCACAAAACAAAGCGTTCTAACCAAGGGGTCATACCTGTTGCTGTTGTAAGGTCGAACTCTTTTAATTCTGCTTGCCTATTAACTGTGCGGTCAGTTAAAGTGTACGAAGCTAATGTAATAGAACGTACAGGTGATAAGCCGTTGTACTTATCTTCTAAGGTTGGTAATGTGGTATCTGCTAAAACTAGCTGCACGTCTAATTCACGGTATACTTTACAAAGGATAGAAAATGTTTTGTAAGACGGTTGAAACTCATAATAAATATCTGAGTTTGCCTTATACACTTCACTTTCCCACACGTCCCTTAACACAGTCGTGTTACCTGAAGATGTTGTATCAGTTAATTCCCAACGCACTCGTACACCCTGCACACTGTCCATATACTCTTTGTTTGTCCTGTATAAAAGTTCAAATCTAAGATTCTCACCTACACGTGCGTGCAATCTTGTGTTTAATGTCTTAGGGTCTTTCACTAAGATACCATCCAACAAGATTGTGTTAGCGGTGTATGCGTGGTCACTTTTAAGATTATAAGGATGTTTAAGCAACATATTGTAACCGTAGTTAATTACCTCTGAGGCAGCAGGTGTCTGAGGTTCTACATTCATTCCCATAGCATAGCGTATGGTTTGTCCTCCTGTTAATTTACGCTCTACTAAATGTAAAGCACGTAAAGACGGAGACTGTAAACGCTGCACCCAATCTTCCCATTCTGTGTTTTCTGCTAACAACATATTGAAGCGTTCTTCTATTGTAGGCTCTGTATCACTTGGTGTACCTAACCATATCTCCAACCATCCACACACATATTTTTTAAATGCTGTGTATTCTTCAGAATCTGATAAACTTTTTCCAATAAAATACACTGTATTATTAAAACAAGCTAAAGTACTACTACGTGTAACGTGCGTAGTGTGTGTGGTACTTACATAACTAGGGCGTGGACAATAACCTACACCTGCACGCAAATTGTGATTTATTAAATTAGATAAACTTTTTATTGGATTAGCTTTATGAGCATCGTTTAATTTATCTAAAATAAATTGTATATTATCAGGATAAACATATTCTTTCTGCACGTAGTGCGCCTTGGGGAACTCGTAATTAAGTCCTTTTAACTTTGCATAAGTAGTGCACGCTCTGTAATACTTTGTGTCTAAAAAGTTTGTAAAAGGTTCCTCAGGGGCTGTATAATAGTCTTGATAAGGTACAACTCTATAAGGTGTACTTGTACTGCCGTCTATATGTATTTCATAAATAGCAGTACGCTCATAATATGTTCGTCCGTCTTCTACATGTTTGCCATAACCTATAATAGCAATGTCACGTAGTTCAGGAACAATAGTGGTAGCACCATACACTTTTTCTACATTCTGACCACTAAGTGCACTGCCAGAACCTGTTTCAATAGTATCATAACCTTCTGGTGCTTCTACATTAGAAGTGTCCCAAACATCTACATACAGTTTTCCAGAGAACAATATATCTGCCACTGTGCTGTCCGTAATACCTTCTATAGTTGCAATCTTTTCTAACAATGTATCTTCATAAGCTGCTCGTGGGCGTAACACACCTAATGTAGAATCAATCTCCATATTAACCATAGTCTTACAATAACCTTCTGTGATAGGTGTGTTTGTAAACTTCATGCCTAATGTGGGGGACACCTCTAATAAACCTGAACGTGTTGTACGCCCTGTCGCTTTATATTGTGAAGTCGTAGCCATTTAACTCTAACCCCCTATCTCCATAGTCTTCATCTACTTTAGCACGTACACTACCTTGGTGTACATCTGCTTGATACTCTTTAGGAATGAACGGTAAGTAGTCACGTAACATCAAAAACGTATTAGTATTATACTCATCAGCGTATACAGGTGCCGTACCTACGCCTTCTTCATCTACTACATAATACTTATAAGCAGCTCCAGGAATTACAACTGTACGAATATATCTATCTGGTATTGCGGTATATTCATCCGTTTCTAACGGTGGTTCAGGAAACGAAGGAAACTGTGCATTTAGCACAGCGTTAATATCATCAATAACCATATTGAAGTACGGTAACAATTCAACATAAGATAACAACTCATCTGCTAATTTCAAGTTTGTTAAACGTGTAAGTTGTTCTAATTTCATAATTAACCTCCTTAAATAAAATAAAGGCAGACAGTGTAATACTGCCTGCCCTTTTGCTTTTATCACACTGGGGAGATAAGTTCCTTTTCGCCCGGCGTGTCCTCCACGTTACTAGTAACATCTGCAAGTGCAGCCTGCTGAAGTTCCATGTTGTCAACCTGACGAATACGTGTGTTGAATACCTGAGCGAATGATTCAGGGATTTCATAGGAGCGTCCATCCAACGGGACTGCAATCAGTACACCGTTAATAACAATAGACATTACATTACCAAAGTACGCCTGATAAGCAGGTGCTCCTTTGACTTTGTATTTCTTCTCATGTTTAAACTCTTCTACTAATCCGAGTCTGCGTTTCTCTAAAGCATTCACACTTTTGTTATTATCAGCAGTCATCTTCTCAACTGAAGATGACTGCTTTGTTGCTGCTCTTCCTGCCATATGGCAACCTCCTTAGACGTTCAACTGTGTAGGAATATTTACATAATCGTAAATAGCCTCAGGTCTTGTAGAACCAAAGCCTACACTGTTAATCTTAAATCCAATAGACTGTCTCTGGTCGATAGGGTCAAGCACTCCTGAAGAACCGAGTCCTTTGGTGTACATCTTAGCATTACCTTCGCCTGCAAGTCCTGTGCGTGTCAACGCTTCAGCACCCAAGACAATCGTATGCTGTACCTTCAAGATTTTCCAACCTTCAGGTGCTGTCCATGTACGCTTGTTAGGAATGTAAGATGCATCTTTGCCAGTCATGGAATCTTTCACATAACCGTCTGCAGTAGTGAGGTACTTAGTACCAGATACTTCTGCAGGAAGTACTGCGTAGATATAGCCTGCTTCATCAGCGTCTGCAGCAGTATATGTTTTATCGTTGAATGATACATTCGTAGAGCCTGTCGGTGCTTCACGATAAATCATATTACATTCTACATCGTCTGCGTTTACGAACTCTGCACTGTCAGGGCAGTTAAGAACTTCGTAAAACTCAAAGCCAAACATCGGACAAAGAACTCCATTGTCGTACAACGGTGTTGTTGTCTGATTGTACTCCATGTACTTCTGTACATATGGGTCATCCAACATATCAAAGGTAAACTCTGGGGAACACAGTACATGGTACTTACCGTTTGTTCTCGGTTTAACCAACTGCTTCTTCAGAGACAAACCAATCAAACGCAAGTCTGCGATGGTCGGTTTACCTTTTGCAATCGTCATAGACTGAATGTTCTTTGCGAGACCTGCAAAGAATTTCTGAGACATAGTAAGCAACGTCTGACGTGCTAACATGTCAAGGGTTTCGATAGCTACAATAGCGTACTCAGCAGAGTAAATAGCCAATGTAGAATCAACTACATTGAAGTCTACTTTGTCTGTGAACTCCATGTAACGTCCATACTGATGAGCCTGCAACTCATACTTACGTACTGAACCCCTATCTGATTTCGGAGGAACACCTTCTACCAACGGTGTAGTGTGTGCCTGCAACGGTGCCCATCTACGCAATGTCAGCTTATCGGCTTTCTCCTGAATCGGTGATTCCTCGGCATAACGATAGTAGGAATACTGGTCTTGACCGAGACGAATCGTGTCAAGCAACTGCTTACTGTAGAAGACTTCTGGGTTTGCCAGATTCAACTGTTCGTTTGCAATTGCAACGTAAGTGTTAATATCCGTAGTTGGTGCTAACGCATTCAAATCTGCGGCACTTACTGGAAAGACAATCTTAGTTTCATGCTTCATAGATTTCCACACTCCTTTATGTGTTATTTTGTTATAGTATTCAGCATCGCTGTCAGTCCTGCTACAGTGGAAACTTTCTCTCCATCTGTATTAGATTCTGATGTGCCCCCTGTCGTAGGAGTAGAAGCGTGCTGTGATACCTGTGCGTCTTTAGACAAAGCTGCAGCAACGGCTGCGTCTACCTTTGCCTGTACGATGTCATCAAAGTGCATCGTCTTATACAACTGAACAACATCTAAATCCTTAACAAAAGGATTCTTGTCTGCTTCGTCAAGTTCAGCAGCGAACGCCTGCAAGGCATTGTCATCCAATCCAAAACTATCGTGTAGTTCCTGAAAGCCTGCTAATGCGTTATTATGTAGACGCTGTTCTTCAGACTGAGCAGCAATTCCTTCCAACTGTTCCAAGCGTTCTAATAATTCTTTTGGAACACCCTGCTTCTGTGCAAGTTGTTCTAAAGCATTATTATTCAGCTTATCCATCAAATCTTTCTGGTTAGCATATTCAATTCCCATAGCGTCTGCCATTTTAGTAAGCAGCTGCGCCTGTTCTTTAATCTGAATACGCATCTGTCCGAAAGCTCTGTTGGACTTGTCCTGTTGTGCATTGTCACTCTCTGCAGGAATGGTTTCATCCTCTGCAGTATCTCCTTCTGTTGTACTCTGTGTGTCCTCTGTACTGTCCGTACTTTCTCCTGTGTCATTCTGTCCCATGTTATCAAATGCCCCTGTCAGTCCTGCTACAGTATCTAACGCACTGTTCGCATCTGAACCGTCTTCTTCAGCTGCACTCTTAGGGAAGATAACCATATTTGTTCTTCTCAACCGATTTACCTCCTTTGATTTTGTACGGTGAAACAAAATCTAATTACACACAATAAGGCTGTGGAAACCCTTAATTCAAGTGTAGCATACCCTATATGGTTTGTCAATAACTGTGCATAAATAAACAAAATAAAACGAACCTAACGATGGCATATTAGGTTCGTTTTATCTTTTAGGGGGAGAAATTACATCTTGGGATACGTGAGTACCTACAAGTTACAAATACATTATACTTTATTATTGATAACCTGTCAAGTCTGTATAACCAGATTGTTGATAATTTCCACCCATTGTGCCCTGCGTCTGAATATTTCCTAAGGTTGTCTGGTTGTCATATGCCTGCTGCACGCCGTCCGTACCATCTCCTTGCTGCTGTGCTGACATAGTATCAGCTGTCATCTCAATTGCCTGAGATGGGTCAATACCATTTTCAACCAGAGTTGTATACTGTTCAATAATCTGTGCAGATGCCTGCTGCCAGTTAAGACTACGCTGCACACCCATACGTTCCATCATCTTCTCGGCTAACGGGAAGTCTTGGAACTGTAACCATTCCTGCGGTGTAATCAAGTCTACATCGGTACCTGCGCTGCCGTACTGCATCTGTTTTTCCATAAGTGTGTCAGCCATCTGTTTAATCTGTGCTTTGTTCTTAGGTAAGTAACTGGATATAGCAATTTCATAATCAAACAAAGTATCTTCATCCACATGAGGAAAGTCTACCTCTGCTGAAACAAACTCGCCTGTATCAGCACGTTTGAAGAAATACTTACGACTGGCTGCGTTAGCAATAAAGTTAGACAGAATCAATTCTGTTAAACGTATACTGTACTCTTCATACAACGCAATACGAAACGTGTCTACCATAGTTACTTGTGCAAGCATGTTCTCCATACCGCCTGTGGTTAAGATGCTGCCTGTGTCACGCCCTGTATAACGGTCATCAATTCCTGAAGCGTTTTTAATATCATTGGATAATAATGCCATATCATTTAGGATAGTAGCGTTCGGTGTAGGGAACTGATGATAGTGTACAGCTTTGGAAGCGTCACCCTGTACAATAAATGTACGGTCTGCATCGTTACCATGTTTAGTAAATGCAGCCACGTTCAAACCTGACGCACTGGAAATAAATTTCGGTGGACGCTGATTCTTATATTCAGCGGTTAATAAAATACTGTTCATCAGGTTATAAGCTAATGAGTTTGCGAATATCTTAGCAGGCTCCGATGTGCCTACCAAGTTTTTGTTTGGTAAATTACAGTACAGTTCCGCAAATGGAAAACGCCTTGGGTGAATGTCTTCTTTCTTGTACAGAATATGCTGATTATCTAAGGTGTGTATTTCATCAATAGTGCCTTCAGGCGTACGGATGAAGTGTGTGTACACCGTGTGATAACCACGCTTCGTTGCATTTGGCGCAGATACTTTATCTGTGATTGGTGCAACTGTACTTCCTAAGTCTGTATCTGAATCTTTTTGTGTCAATAATATGGCTTTTACTTTTTCACCGTACAGTGGGTGTTTTAACAGTACGCTATCTGCGTAGCGTTCCCAAGTAATTACGTAAGCCGCATCATCCAAGTTATCTACAGCAGGGTCACGCATATACTGCAACGGATTGATATTCTTCAGTTTCAGTTTACCTTTACGTACAGGCTTCTTACTTTCCAGTGTGCTGTTGTCCCAACCAACCTGCGTCACGCCTAAGTTCAGTAAAGCGGCTCGCTCACCTGCACGCATCTGATACATAGGCACGTTGTACTTACCCCATAGGTAAGTTATCATATTGTTCAGTTGCACGCACAGCTCTGTGTCTGCTTCAGAAGTTGGAATAATATTTGCACATCTACCCACTGTGTAGATAGATGCTAGAATATTATTCTTAATGTACGCTACATGGTTTGTGTCAGGAAGTATCTGATACTTCGGATATTTGGCACCCATAATCTTCCAGAGGTCTCCGTTGTCAATCGCATCTAACTTACGCATACGTCTGTGAGCTTTGCTGTACTCCGAACGTGCATTGGCAAAATTCTCACGCAACTTTGCCAATAACCTTTTATCTTCTTCCTGTTGCTGTACTAAAGCAATCAACTGTTCTTTTTGTGCTTTTGTTAATTCAGGTTTATTCTTCGTCATCTTCAATACCTCCTATCACATCCTGCACCGCAGCTACTAAAGAGTCAAGTGTAGGCGCATCGTTTGCGTCCTGTACATCTTGGAATTCATCACTGTCTTGCAAGACTTCCATCTTTTCAAACTGCTGTTTGTAAGTGTGCTTGTAGTTGATATTGATTCCTTTAAAGCATACGATTCCTACGCATACTACTAAAGCAATACTTAAACTAATCATATCACCAGTCCTCTCTTTCATAAGCATAAAAGTCATCTGTGTCAATATCCTGTAAAGCAAACGGTACACCTGACTCTATTTCCTTTTTACGATAGTTTGTCAAGTCGTTGCCTTGTCCATCGTAGGCACCATAGTACAGTTGCTTAGGGTCTTTTGGTAATGCCATACATATCCACTCTAAAGGGTTGATGGCATGGTTGTTTTTATCCTGTGGTTTATCCTGTGCTTTTGTTACAATACCCAATCGTTTTGGAGGGAACCTATACTCTTCTAGTTCTCCAATAAGTCCTGTACAACAATCATGAATCTTTAACCTGCCTGATTCCATGTAGGTGTTCGTCCGGAACACTCGGGCATCCACGTTAATAAATCCCGGTTGAAAAGCAATGTTATAATCTAAGAAGTGGTCATACAAACTCTTCTTGTTATAATCTCGCTTTGCTCCCGACTTAGGGTCTAGTATAGGTGCTGTGTACAAACCTCCTTGCGGAATGTCTGCGCTCTCGGTGTGGTACAGTTTTGCTAACTCAGCCATGTTCTTATTGTTTGTACGTACCTCTTTGTAGATGTGCAATATACCCTCTCGTTCATCAATAGCACCGTACAAATATACAAAGTCATCATGCAAACCATAGTCAGCTGCAATAAGACGTTTCCAATCCCTAGGTATCTCAAAGGATTCAATGACACAGTTAGGTGCTGAAGGATATACCAAACCTTCGGAGTAACTGAACGATGAATAGATATATCGGTTAATCCACCACGCAGGTTTGTTCTTGCACAACTCTTCAATGAAGTTCTCAGGCAAATACTGATTGACTTCGGTAGAAGCTACGTGGGAACTGATGTGCTCATCCTTTCTATCCTCAGGTGCTTCGTTGTTTTCCAAAGTGTGTCCGTGTGCTTGTATGTCTTCAGAAGCAAGTAGCACATCGTTTCGTATCCAACCTGAGTCCGGGTTCGATTCGATAATACCTCTACGCCACTCAGCTGCTACTACAGGTACTTCTGCACCGTTCTGCAAAGTCTTTGTAATAATCTCTCCGTTCTCATCCTTTTTCGGAATGGACGCAGCTAAGTTACGCAGACGTGTCTTCAGCTGTTGGAACGCTTCAGGGTCTATCTCAGATGCCTCTACCATAACGAACATTGTTAAGTTCAAGGAACGCAACTTGTCTACATCATCCAACGGACGGAACATAATACGTGCCCCATTGATTAAATCTATGTAGGCTTTCTGCACCGAAACCTTTTTCACAAACCGTGCAGGTAAGTCATTCTCAATATCACGCTTCAAAGTCTGCTCATACTGTGCAGCGATGTTAGCACAGATTAGTACGTTAGCGTTTGGCGTGAGGAACACATGTTTGTAAATCTCTTGACGAGAAGTCAAGGTCTTACCTGTACCGTATCCCCCAAAGTTCCCTACGTACAAGTGAGGGTCACGGTGTACAGCTTCTTGGTGAGGCTGTGGTCGGTAAGTGTTTACATACGCATTGCACTTTGTGCACTCTAGCCAAAACTCAGATAGAGCACCTGATAAAGTCTCGGTAGGGACTAACGGTGCTCCACATCTGGGACATCTATTCTTCATTCTTCTTAGGGAACTCTACAACCTTATTGGTTTCTGCAGCTTTGTCAAGAATCTCATTTTCCTTTTCCATGATAGCCTCTGCTGTTAAATCAGGTCTCAGCTCCTTATCAGGAATCAGATTCTGCAGCAACACAGATGCCTGAATGTTGAACATATCATACAGTTCTTCAGCGCAGGCTTTCTTCTCTTCCTCGGTTTCCTGAATACTCACAAAGTATTTCAGCATGTTCAGTACAGCGTTCAGCAGAATGCCTGACATCTCCTGAGCATCCATAGGCTCATTCTGAACAATGCGTCCATCTTCCATTACGCAAATCATTTTCATACTTACGTACCTCCTTATGTTTTTCTATAGTATAACATTTTAAGGTACCCCCAGTCAACCGTGTGCAGAATGTTTGTGTACTAAATAAAACAAAAATCTTATAGTATGTTAAATAAAAACAAAACTTTACAGTGTGTTAAATAAAACAAAAATCTTATAGTATGTTACTAATCGCCCTCACTCACGTAAGGATAAAACAAAGGGCTAGGGTTATTATATATTATAGTATACAGTCCATTCTAGAGATTTTAAGCCGCACCCCCAGTCACACGAACCTTGGCTCACGATTCACAAACACATACCTCCGTAACATTATCATCGCTAAAAGTTTCTTGCCAACCCTACTTCACGTTTACTTATCTATTTATCCCATAATGTTATCATCGCTAAATTCTTGCCAACCTTACTTCACGGATGCTATACCTATTCAC